ACTACATATCATATGCACCGGTACTCTAGCCCATTGTGCTCCATTTTCAAGCATAACTTGAAACATTGGTACACGATGCGGTTCAGCTCTAAATCCGAACACAAAACCATGTGTAAATTCACCATGACCTTCTTGTTCATCAAACAAGAATTCATTTCTTACAAAACAAGGAGTGTATGGTGTGTCTAATAAAAAAGACATTTTAAACTTTCAAAGCCAGGTTCCACAATTGTAAATGTAGTCTATTAGAGAATTTAAAGTTATACTTCTTACAAAGATCTGCAACTACAGGACCTACTTTAAGTAACTCTTCTCTAGATCCACACATAGGCATAATCCAAACGTTTTGAGCCGGTACTTTAATACTTGGCTCATTTATATACTTTTCAAATACTTCTTTGAGGTCTGATTCTTCTTTTGCAACGAACTTAAAACATGCATCATTATCTACTAGATATTTGAGCACTTCCGGTTTATATCTCTTATCAGCAGGGTCGCCATTGCTAGATAGTTTAGGTGAAGTAGTATATGTGATAGAGCATTGTAAATCATCCCACTCTTTATCAGGCATAATAGTACCGTTTGTTTCAAAGTCAATAAAAAGCTCCGGCTTTGCAAGCTCCTCAGTAGTAATACGTATATTCCAATTTGCAAACCCCCACCGGTCATGAATAAATTTAACGAACTCAATAAGGTTTTTCTGCTGAATAAAAGGTTCGCCTCCAGTAATCTTAAGCAGAGCGCCTTCACGTAATCTATCATGATAACCGTGCTTTTCAAACAATTCAGCAATCTCTTCGAAGGTCATCTTATTCTTCTTTGACCAACTTACGTAACTATCACATCCGAAAGGAGCTGCTTCACTCTTAAAGCCGATACACGTTAAGTTACACATTGATAGTCTCATAAAGACTGAAGGGTAACCAACATATCTACCTTCACCCTCTAATGTATAAAAAACAAAGTCATCACTCAAAAAGAGAGTCTTATTAGGGTCGATATTCATATGTTTATTATATTACCAACCCGATATATATCAAATAAAATATTAAGTTTTATTTTTAGTTAAATCTGATAATTCTTTTAACGCTTGTTCAAAGCTAACCTCCGCGACTGCATTTATAGGTTGTAAAGGTTTTTGATTATTTGTTTTAGGTTGCTGTCCTACAATTGCTTGGTTCATTTTTTCAGAAATTTTATTTTCTAATTCAATACTCTTCGGATCACGTTCTTTAATTGGCATATACGAGTTACTATTAGTCTGCGCTGGACCAACCGGCCCGGTACCGGCAACTTGATTATTATAAATATCTTTTAATTTCATTTCCTAGGCCCTGCGTTATTACCCCATGATGTGCCTTTAAATAAATCACTATATCCCTGTGATTTAGTACCATATAAAGGAGGTGAGTTAGGTTTTATAAATGTATTAATTACAGCTTTCGAAATTAAATTTGCTTGAACATTTTCATCTGACATGCTAGCTGATTGAGGCACTGGAACCGCAGCTGTTATAGGTTGTTGTGGTTGGTCTTCTATCTTTTCCATAGAATATGGAGATGTAGCTATAACTTCAGGAGCTTTATATTCTTGAGTTATAAAAGTATTAAGTGTTGATGTTGTTATACTTTTTTCTTTTTCATAAATTGCTGAATTTTCTGGATGCTCCCAGACTTCAACCTTTGATACCCAACATCTTTCGTTTGTAAATTCTCTAATAAATTTATCTCCAACTTCAAAACAATACTGTGCAAATTTTTCAATTCCGACACCATCTGTCATTATCCGAATATCAATGAGACTTTTATTATTTAACTCTTTAAACGTTTGTAACGCTGGATCTTTATCCCAAACAACTACCGTATGATCAAACATTTGAGCTAGCATACTCTTAAGAGGTTTAAGAGAACCGAAATCTACAACCCAGTTATTTTCATCAACAGTATTACATGAAAACCAAAATTTAGACGTTAATTTATATCCGTGTAAATATTTACAATGACTGCTAGCAAAAGGTTGGCGAAAAGCGCAAGAACCGAGATCTATAATTTTAGTTGAACTGTACATCGATGACATAAGATAGATATTATATCAGGTTTATCATATCTCAACCAGATAATATATATTATATGTCTTATTATATCAAAGTTCCTTAAACCGTCAACCATTGGTGAACTTAGTTGCTGCAATTATTTCACTTTTTTACCACCCCGGCTAATTCTACGCGGCGACGGTCCGTGAAAGCTTTTTCAGCCTTGGCTCTGGCTGCAGCTCTTTCTTTTTCACTGCGCGTTAACTTAGGTTTAAAACGTGCCGCAGCTATATAATCAGGTTTTTGATATACAAAAGGCAACTGAGTTGATGTATAAGCAGGCATATATACGCCATCTTTCCCATAAAAATATAAATCGCCGACCGCCCCGAACTCTTTTGTTATAATAAATTTAGCATATGCTATTTTGTGATCACGTAAAAGTTTAATCGTTTTTTCGTCGTCCGGCATTAACACGTACGGTATACCTTTCTGCACAATGTTATCTTTTTTAATTATTTTAAATTTTAATTGTGTCAACTGTACCCGCTCTGGTGGTTTAGGATCTGGTTGCGGTTTAGGAGCTGGTTTAACCTCATCTGGTTTAGGAGCTGGTTTAACCTCCTCTGGGTTAGGAGCTGGTTTAACCTGGCCAGGCATTTTTGCAAACCGTCCCCTCTCATCTTGGCCAAGCTGCCAAGTTACCGGTGTTATAACACCTGGATCTTTTTTCTTCTTAAGTTCCGCATCTAAGATGCGCCGCGGCTTGTGAATGCGCTCCATATCAGGAGGATCACCTGCAGGCCGGCGCCGGCTTTTTTCGTATAAATCTATCAAATTATCGATATCATTAATTGTATATTCATTTTTAACTGGCTCTTGGGCAGCGATCGCGGCACTGTAAAATTTTTTTATAGCTTCTGTATCTTCTATTATAAAGCTTTGATACCCTTTCTTGCCGAACATGCTTACTTTATTCGTATCTAAATCTTTTTGTTTACCAAGTAATTTGTCACCTAAGGTTGATAATGTTGATAAATCTCCTTTACTAAATTTATCAAAACCTTGTACAGCGGCATTAAGTTTATTATAACCACTGCCTACTTTAGTTGCAAATGCCCCAGCTTTTGTCCTTAAAGTAGTTCCTGGAACACTAGCTTCTTTTAAATCTACACCATTATCACTAGTTAAAAAATACGTTTTATAAAATTTATATAAATCTTCAAGGGTGTATTCGTTTGAAAGCAACATTCCTTCTATATCAGCTAAACAATTTAAACCTGATATTTGATTTGCAAATAATTCATCAGTCATACTACCAATTATAATATTTTTTAATTTTTCAATATTTGTAATGCAATTATTAGTATCGACGTCGCGTGGTCTAATAGTAATCATTTTTTGTGTAGGTGCACCTGCAACTACAAACATTTCTAACGAACCGTCATCATTTTCATATAACACATATCCTTCATATGGATGTTTACGATTAGCAGGATCACATTTTAACCTGACTCGCGTAAGTTTTAACTGTTTATATTCATTTTCGAATATTTTACTTAACTGCATAACATTATTTATTGATTTTAAAAGTATTGTACATATTATATACGGATGATACCAAGAGTTAAACACCCTACGCTACCAACTGCAAATAGTAATATACCTAGATCTGATGAAGAAAAGGTAGAAATTATTAATAATGCTACGAAAGCATACGAAGGCTTTTTAGATGCACTATGCATTGATTGGCGTAATGACCCTAATAGTGATGGTACCCCTAGACGGGTAGCTAAGTCTTATGTATGTGACTTAATAAAAGGATGTTATGATCAACCTCCTAAAATTACTACATTTCCATCAGATGGTTATGATGGTATTGTTAGCCAGTGCAATATACCAATTGTTTCAATGTGTTCACATCATCACCTAGCATTTACAGGGGTAGTACACGTTGCTTATATTCCAAGTTTAGAGGGTAGAGTTATAGGTTTATCTAAACTTAATAGAATTGTAGAGTTTTATGCTAGACGTCCTCAGATTCAGGAGGGGATGACAATGCAGATTCATTCAGCTATTGATCAAGTATGTGAGAAGAATAAAGGAGTAGCTGTAGTTGTAAAATGCTCTCATACTTGTGCATGTCATAGAGGGGTAAAACATCATGGAGCTGTTATGATAACGTCAAAGCTTTCAGGTGACTTCTTTAAAGAATCAGAATGCCGTAAAGAGTTCTACGACTTTATAGCTTCAGCTGAACGAGACAAACGGTAATTAACTTACGATATTTTTTTGAGTAACGTCAATAATACCACCCATTTTCTCTATAAAGGTTTTACCTAATAAAACTTTTTCTTCGTTTTGTTCTCTATTTGCTATAGAGAAAGCAGTATTGGGATATGATTTATCCCCTAACTTTATATCAAAAAGTACAACTGGTCTATTTTCTATATTACCAGATCCAATATTAATCTTGATGTACTCTTGTAGTTTTTTAGTTATAACTTTGTTATTGACTGTGGTAAATTTAACGTAATCAGCATATTCGTCTATATTTGTACCATGTAAGACATTATAAGCCCCGTTGCCGCTATCTACTTTAGCTTCAACGGGGCCTATTTCACTAAATGTAACTGTCTCTATAAGACCTAATGCATTTTCAAAAAATAAACTGAATGGTATCACTCAATTATTTATAAAAACCTTATTCAGTTACTGGTTTCGCTTTTAACTCTTTCTTACGCTCTTGTATTTGCTTACGCAGTGTACGTGTAAGCTTACCGATTTCCAGTAAAGCTTTACGTGCACGTGCTGCAGCAGATGCGTTATCTTTTTCCATAAACTTTGCAACATTTTCTTGAAAATCTGCAAAGTTTGTTTGTAATGATGTAATATTATCGTTCATGCTTTTTATTTTATAACATAATATCAAGTAATCAACTAACGCTTTGCATAAATATTCATATGCGTATGACCAATAATGATGAAAAGAATATATTTAACAGTTATCATAAATTATATGAATCCGGCCCAGTAGCTAATATGGGTAGAGGAGCCCCAGGGTCAACAGCTAATCAAATTAATGTCGGATCGTCTGGACCAGTCATACCTAAATCTCCTATAGCTGCATTAAAAGGTGAAGTACCATCAACTTCATCACCATCACCTGAGAATAATGAAGAAGAATGTCAAGGCGAATCATTAGAAATGGCTAAGAGTCAATTAATAAGTACTGCGGATAAATCGATTGAACTATTCGATATGATTCATAATGAACATCATGGAATTGAAGCATGGGCTGCTTCGAAAATTACTTTAGCAGAAGATTATATTAATACGGTTTATGATTATAAGAAATATAAGAGTTCAGATAATCAAACGACTAGTGTGGAGGTTAAGCATATCGACTCCATGGAAGATTTAGATGTTTAAGCTATATACTAGTTAAAATATTCCAAACCGCATCTTTATCCACATCAGTTGGTAAAGAATTATAAACACGTTGTTTATTTCTAGACTTTATATCAGCGCGTAATGTTGTACCTGAACCAATTCGCGGTGTATGCTTTATATTTAATGAATGTAAATTATTTGAATATTTGTCCATTCTATCATATCTGTTAACGTCATCTATATCAGTGTATAGGTTAACAGATATATGGGATGCATCAGGTGAATCATTTAATTGAGACACATACTCATATACTGTTCGAACCGGAGAGACATCAGCTAATATAATATGTATTTTAGCTTTAAATTTTTCTAATTGAGGTTTATATATGTTCCAGATATTTTGCTTAATGTCTGGAGTTATACCACTATCCTCTCTTATTTCCTGTGATATTATAATGTATACATCGTCATTAACTTTTGCGGCAATTTTTGCAGCTTCATAATGCCCTATATGTGGCGGGTTAAAACCACCACCAAAGAACCCTATAGTATATATTTTGTTTTCTTCATCTTCTTTAGGAGGCACTGTGCCAGCCCGACCACGGTTACCGCTAAACAGAAAATTATTTGCACTGAAACTTAATCGATCGACAATTTTTACCTGGTTACTAGTATTACCTACATATAATACGTGTCCTTCTCCTTGAGTTATATATTTATCTCCGACCGGTATAAAACCTTTCATACTATCCAGTTGATGGGTAGCCTGTTTTAATAAATTTAAAAATAATGATTTCGTTACATACATAATATATGTAACTTCCAACAAGCTATTAAAAGAATTTTTATTTTCATTTAAAAATGATATTAAAGACTGTTTTTTAGTTATCGAATTTTGACGAGCCCGTTCACCTTTACCTTCCGCAGCTTTATCAATTTTTGAATTATAAAATTCTACAAACCCTTTCTGAAACTTCTCAGGATTGAATCTTTCATTATTAGCAGCTGCTTTAAATATGCCGCCACCCTCACGTACCATATAATTAAGATACTGTTGAAGCAAATAATTTTTGGATATAATATTTGGTTTAGATACAAGTTTACCCGCTGCATTAACCTCTGTAGACTGACTTAAATATTGTCTATCAAAAGCATCATCAATTTGTGATATTTTATTTTTTGCATCATTTAATAAATTGTTTAATTTATTTTTAGTTGCAGGGTCTAATTTAACGTTTAATGTTTTATAGTTACCGCTTTCTGTAAAAACCCCAGCTTTTTGCAAACTATCAACAACGTTCGAAACATCTCTACCAGCCATTTTAGTTATAATACCACCATCCGCAGACGGTGTAATATCAAATTTAGCATGTATTATAATCCCAGCTTTCGACTTTAATACATTATTATATATTCTTGATTTAGAATCTACTGGCACTGCGTATGTTATCAGATTAGGTTGAAAAGTTAAATAATCTACACCGTCAATATTTTTTTCAATAGGCGGCCTTGAAGGGGTATATAATAGATCTCCTTGATACATATATCCTGAATTATCATAACCGGCTTTAAAAAGAGGAAATACAGATTTCAATACATCTTTTAACCCTTGCGGAGCGTCTCTATACAATACATCTACTTCAGATACATCATGAATTAAATTAGGGTTTTTCGAAAAAACTGATTTAGTAGATATAAAAAAACTATTTCTTTCCCCCACTCTCGGATCTAGACCAAAAAATAGCGCAGGTGAACCATCTATCTTTAAATTTACATTTGTTTTACTGTCTAAACCTTCAAGAAATGCGGTAAAGTTATCAACTTGATCTATAAATTTTATAAACCCTTTTTTACCTTCTTCTATAGCTAAATCTTCTAAATGCGTTAAATGAGATTCAGCTTCGCCCGCGGCACCTTCATTGGATTCGAGTATTATATTGTTACTAAAAAAATAATTAAAAGGTTTCATAATTAAAGTGTGTACAGTATTTAGTCAATATCATCCCCTGTAAAGCGTTTTTGTTCCCCCGGGGGTAGTTCATCAAGTATATTACGAAACGGAGTATCTCCTCTATGTGGTACTATTTTTAAAAAAGTTATATCTGTCCTGTATAATTCTTCAGGCATTCTAGGCTCGTCTTCATATTGAATGTATACTTCTTTATTTCTCAATTTTGGATTATAAAAGTTATACATGGTTGTTATTAATGCTTTATAATTACGAGAAGCAAATATTTGAGGAGTTCCATCGTAGTCTTCCCAATCATCAATACGAACAACTTTGTTATTAGTAATATACTCTATAAATCGGTCTCGTCTATATTTACCACCCATTGTTTTGTACATTTTCCATTGTGAAGTCTCATCAACTCCAGCTACCCATTTATAAGCGCTATCATTAAATAATTTGTTAAAAGTCATATGATTAAATGCTGTTATTTGTGTCGGATCCGGATTAGTAGAACTTTCAATAGCATTATTAACGTCCCGATCAATTAGATCTTGAGACCTCCCCGGATTGAGATTTTTCATTGCTGGACCGTTAAAGTAGTCAGTCCAGTATTTTTTTATATCATCGGGAGTACGTGCAATGCCATCATCGGCGGAGTGGTATATTTTCCAAAAGAAAAATTCAAAATTATTACTTTGGACTCCTTGATTTTCCATTAAGATCTCTTGAACTAGTTCGTTAAATTTCATATTAATATATATATAAACTCATTTAAGTAAATCCTTATGAAGAAATAATGCTCCAGTGCTTACTTTTACATATTCATTATCAATTTTCTTAAACTTTTTTTCTATGTTTACAAAATCTACTTTAAGCCATTCAATGTTACCTAATTTATCTACATTAACAAAAAACCCTCCATCACCAGGCTTATTTTTAATTTTTGTAGTTAGTAATTTATACATTAAAATGTTAGCTAACATACTTGAATTTTCATCTAATCCCTTCACAATTGGTAATTGTAGGTAATCAGCAACTTGTTTAATTTTTAACCCTATATTTTTTAAAAAATCATAATTAGCTAAAACTGGATCAGTTACTAAACTTGCAACTTTTAATAAACTTATGCATGCTTTCTCGAGGTTATTCTTATTAAACGTTAATATGTTACCTACCTTTTCATTATCAACTGTAGGCTCGTTGCTTGATGATTTACCTGATCTTAAAAGAGTATCTAACCCAAATATGGTATCTAAGCACATATTATTCATTTTTTGATCTTCAGTCTCGTTTTTAGAAAACCTGCCTATTTTTAACCACCCTTTATCTGGTGATGATTTAACTTCTATACCAATATCTTTACCATCCCCTTTAATTATTAAATCAGCAGCTCCTACCTCTGCAGTTCTATTATCTTGTATCGAAGGGTTTGTTGGTTTTAAAAACCAATATAAAGCTAATTCACCGTTACCGGACCCTTTAGAACCGCCTTCAATTTCTCCTGCTTTTGGGGGTAATGCTTTGTATAGCTCTTTCCATAACGGTTGGTAATGTTGCGGTATTGAATTAGTTTTAGTTGTAGTTGGTAGCAAAGGAATTCGCTCAGCTACCCATTCATCAGCTAATTCTTTAAGCTTAGGATCACTATTAATAACTTTATTACAAACATCATCATATGATATAGCAGGTCCAGATATAGCAGGACCAGAAGATTTTTTTGGTTTTATATCCTTAACCGGCATACCTTCTGGTTGTACTTGCTCTACATCAGCTTCTGATATAATACTTAACCAAGGTGCGCGCACCCCAATCTTTTTTACTTTTTCTAAATATACATTATCTAATGATGTATACATTTAAGTTATTTTAAGGAGGTTACATCATCTGACCCCGGCACCTTCATATCAATATCATCTGTATACGTACCCATTAATACTATAATTTGTTGTATAATTTCATTAGCATTTTCTTCAGTAACGTCAGGAATTTGTGTGGCAATTTTCGCTCTATCTTCGTCTGTTAAAGGTAAAGTTAAAGCTTTTTTAAGTAACTGCCCCATGGTTGCAATACTAGCAGGTACATCTGGTTGCACCGGTGCAGCTGGTTCTTCAACTGGAGCTGCTGCAGCTGGGTCGACTGGAACTTCTGCGGCGGGAGCTGGTGGCACATCTTGCTCAAGAATTAAATTTTTAATCTTGTAATTACTAATTATATCTAAAAACTTCATGTTATTATTTAATTTTTGCGGCAATGCCGTTTATCTTATTTGCTATACCTTTCATTAACTTGCCATATGCTCCGTTCATTTGAGCTTGTGCCCCTATAAACGGTAAATTGAGTCTACCCGGTTTTGTTGCTAATTGCTGAGCTACTGATATAGCTTGTATGGTTGAAGCGTCTAAAGCTAATTTATCTTCAGCTGCTTCTTCTTTTGAATTTTTAACAAAATATTTTTCGATCCATTCATCTAATGGTTCGTTATTAACACTGCCGTCTGGTTCTATCTCAGCATACATTGTAGTGCTGCTATCTTTTTTAGACATCATAGCTGCTGCCATACTCTTGCCTTCATGTTCTGGGTTACTTGGTGCTGACCAACCGTTAAACGTGTATCCGAGTTGAGCTAATGCATCTATTGCTCTATTTTGATCTGCCGAAATATTGTCAGGCGCATTATGATAATATCCTTCATTAATACCTGGTAAAACTGCTTTTAACAGTTTATTCACGTTCATAGTATACTCGTCCATGTTAATATTTATTATACTAGTATAATTTTAGTTTGAAGCTTGTTAAAATAGTTATCAGTTAAAAATGTTAACTGATACTTTACAGTAAATTTTTTAATCTTTTCAAACGTATACACTTTAAACTTATTAGCGTTAATCTCTTCAATTAACTGATTTACCTGTAATAAAGTCTTACCGTCTTTTTTAGATAACAAAATATTAAGATTATTAACATCTATTGCGCTTACATACATTTTTACTGGTAGCATACTTTGCAGCTGCCGTATAAATTTAGTTAAAAACACCAAAACATCGTCACAATTATAATACTCAATAATACTGCAGTTACATATATTAGTATTATTAAACACCAATACTGGCTTACTATTATATTCTTTTGTTAAAACTTTACAGATACTATAAATCAGATTATGATAAAAAATCTTCTTTACATCTGGATTGGTTAAAGGCTTACCCAATAAATTAAACTTATGCAAATGGTCTAGTATATTTAACTGGTACTCTTCAACAAATAAATTATTAAAATCTATAACTGTTAAATTATGGTAAGGCAAATTAACTATCATTTCACATTATAGAGTTTTTCCAATAAAGATCTAGGAGCAGTTCCTATCCTACAATTAATAATACCATTGTAAAACCCATCTTTTATTAACACGTCATTGTCAAACTGTAATTTAGCTTCATAATAGCTAAGTTCAAATTTACTGTCGCATAATTTAATTATTTCAAACTTAAATTTATCCATACCTAAGGCTTGTATATCAATATTAAGATCATTTGATGATGATGTATATGTTTTCCAGTCAGTTTCAATATCAAAGTGTCTTTTATTTTTTTTACCTTTTAATGGCTTAAGTTTTTTAACCGATTTTATTTGTTTTTTACCAATATATTTTTTATTATTGGTTAAATTAGTTATAACATATATAAATCCATAAGGTAAGTCATTTAAATTTATACTACAAGTAGTGCACCAATGACCCAGAGAGTTCATTTTTTCTTTTTACGTTTTTTCTTTTTAATACCGTTTCTGGTTAATGTTCCACCAAATATAGACACCGGTATTCTAGCATCTCCTGTAGCGTATGTATCAGTACCAGGTGTACCCGAAGCATATCCAGGCGCACCTATAGAAGCAGCATCACCTAATGCTCCGCCGTTACCTGCAGTATTAGGATTTGAAGGAATATAACCTGCGCCGTCCTCTTTTAATACCTTTCTGAAGATGTCACTATAAACACTCATTGATTTTTATATATTTATATTTATAATAAATAATGGATTTACTAGATAGGTACATACAAGACATAACAGAAGACCTTAAGATAGACGAATTTAATATAAAAGAAGCATCGTTAAAATCTCCAGGACGTAAACATTTTTGGGTTAGCAAATTAATTAATCATAAAAGAAATTTAATGAAATTAGAAATAGAAAAGTCAAATATGATTAAAAAAATAGCAAAAGAACTACAACATCAGTCTGTAGTAAGGCTTTCAACTATAGTTCTTGAAAAATCATCTGAAGATACTGATTTGATAAAAGAATTAATACTTAAAATTTCGGAAGAAAAAATAATTATAGAATTTTTAGAAAAAACAGAAAAAACATTTTCATCTCTCACATATGACATAAAAAATATTGTATCTATTATGCAAATGGAACAAATGTAATTATGATTAAATTTGAATATTTACCTAATCGTAGGATATGTAGAATTATAGGCGATAAATTTGATGAAATAAGAGAGCATTTTAGCGTTAAAAACCCAAATGCGTTTTTCTTAAAGAGATTTGGTAATAAATTTGCAAGTAACAGAATATACTGTATAACCCCTACTGGATTGTTTGATACTGGAATGTTTTATGAACTTCTAAGATATATTAAGTCTAGTTATCCGGGGGAAGAAATAGTTTATGATGATAAAATAAAAATTGCAATAAAACCGTCATTACCTAATGATGCTACACCTTACGATTCATTAACTCTTAAATTACGAGATTATCAACTAGAAACCGTAACCCAGGCTTTACAGTTCGGTAGAGGAATTATAAAAGTTGGAACTGGTGGAGGTAAAACTTTAACTATTGCATCTTTAATATCCACATACCATATATTAAACGATAAGATGAAAATACTGTTAATTGTACCTGATTTAACATTGGTAGATCAAACGTTTAAAGATTTTAATAATTATAACGTACCATTTAAAATTACTAGATGGACAGGTAGTATTGAGCCAGATTTAACTAGTAACGTTTTTATTGCTAATATAGGAATACTACAAAGTAGATTTGAGGATTTTCCATGGTTAGTTGATGTTGATATGTTAATTGTAGATGAATGCCACAAGCTTCGCAAGGCTAATAAAGTTAATAAACTTATAACTAATATTAAGACAAACCATAAATTTGGGTTAACTGGAACGTTGCCTGATTTTAAACCAGATGAATGGAACATTATAGGTAAGCTCGGGTCAGTTTTTTATGAAAAAAGTAGTTACGATCTTAGAATAGAAAATTATCTAACTAATGCAGAAATAAAAATTATTAATATAGAATATAAAGATAAAGTTAATTATGTTCAAGGAACAAATAAATTTAAATCTGAGTTAGACTTTACATACGCAAGCAGCTTCAGAAACAAGATAATATCTGCTTTATGTAAAATGAATAATTACAATACACTAATATTAGTTAATCATATCGCGCATGGGTTAGAGCTATATAACCAACTTACATTATTATTACCTGGTAAAAAAATATATTTTATACGCGGTGAAGTAGATGTTGAAGATAGAGCTAAAGTTATATCTGAAATGGAAGCCAATGATAATATTGTATGTATAGCAATAAGTGCAATATTTTCAACAGGAGTTAATATTAAAAACTTACATAATATTGTGTTCGGGTCTGGAGGTAAGAGTTTTATCAGAATAATACAATCGATAGGTAGAGGATTACGCTTAAACGTTAATAAACAAAAATTAACAATTTATGATATAACGGATAAATTAAAGTATAGTTTATCTCACTCCCAAAAACGTAAAGAAATATACACTCTAGAAAAGATAAATTTTACTGAAAATAATATAGTTGAAAAATAAGGGTAGGTAATTATAATCAATTACATATGGCTAAAAGAGGTCCGAAACCTAAAAAAACTGAAAATTACGTCGACCCTGAACTTTTTAAACTTCTATTAAAAGAATATTATATATCTGGTAAAGGGGAAGATACGTTAGCTTTATATATTACAAAAATTGCTAATGGATTGAGTTGTTCATCTAACTTTATTAATTACACATATAAAGATGAAATGATTGGTGATGCATTAGTAAAAATGTACACAGCAGTAAAAAATCGTAAGTTTAACGTTGATTCAGAATATAATCCATTCTCATATTTTACTACAATTGCTTTCCATGCATTTATTAATAGAATTAAAAAGGAAAAAAAGCACAATGAAGCGTTAAATGAATATAGGAGTAGATTTTATGAGCAAGATTTAAATGCTCAAACAGACATTAACATATATGTAAAACCAGACGGTCATGGAGATGACGAAGCTTCAGATGATAGCGGGTCAAGTAATGAATAATAAAGTAGCTATATTTTCAGATCTACATTTAGGAGTACACCAAAATTCAAGTTTTTGGTTAGATATTTCTATAAGTTGGGTTAAATGGTTTAAAGATGATATAGTTTCGAAAGGTATTAAGGATGTTATTTTTTGTGGTGATTTTTTCCATTATCGTGACGAAGTTAGCTTAATATCATTAGATGCTGGTAATAAAATATTGGATATATTAAAAGATTTAAATGTATATATGATAACAGGTAATCATGACTGTTATTATAAGGAAACATCTGAAATTAATAGTTTATCGGTATTTAAAGGTAGGAACAATATTAAAGTGTTTGATAGTATTACCTCATTAAATATACACGGAAAACAAATGTTATTTTGTCCTTGGGGTGCAAAAATTGCAACATTGCCGGTATCAGATATTATATTTGGCCATTTTGAATTACAAAACTTTAAAATGAACGCATTTAAAATATGCGGTGATGGTGATGACCCAGGCGTGTTATCAACTAAAGCTCCTTTAATATTTTCAGGACATTTTCATTTAAGAGATGAAAAAATATATAATAATAGCACTATAGTATATGTCGGTAACCCATTTGAAATGGATTTTGGTGATTCAGAACAAATAAAAGGATACCATATATTAGATATATCAGCTAGCAAATATACTTTTATAGAAAGTAATTTTACCCCTAAACATATTAAATTATTGTTATCAAATTTAATAACAACTAAAGATGCTGATGAGTTATTTCGTAAAATTATATGTAATAATATAATTAAACTAGTTATTGATAAAAATATAAGCACCGAGCATTTAGATATTTTAGTTGCAAAAATTACCGGGTTTAAACCTTCTGATATTAGAATTGATTATGATGTAAATTATAATAAAATTAAAATTGATGCTAATGAAAGTTTAGATTTATCGGGAGTTATTATAGAACAAGCAATTGAAGAATTTATTAATTTATTAGATATTACTAATAAAAAGGAAGTAATTGATTATACTGTAGGGTTATACAACAGATCAAAACTATGAAAAACGTAACATTTAATACATTAAAAATTAAAAACTTTTTGTCAATAGGCGAAGACGAAGTAAAGGTAGAATTTACTAAAGGAGTACATATTATTACCGGCATTAATCGCGACAAAGAAGATAGGAGAAATGGAGTTGGTAAGTCTACAATAGCTGATGCTTTATATTTTGCTATCTTCGGTACTACTATTAGAGAAATAAAAAAAGACTTCATAGTTAATAACTTAACTGATGGTATATGCGAAGTGCAGTTATCGTTTAACGTAAATTCTACAAAAGGTAATGATGATTTTGTTATAGTAAGAACTTTAAACCCGTCAAAATTGCATATATACAAAAACGGTAATGATAAAACCCGAGACAGCATCATAAACACTAACGAGTATATAGAAGCAGTGTTATCATCATCATCAGAAGTTTTTCAGAATTGCGTTATAATGACTCTTAATAACGCTACACCGTTCATGGGGAAAGGTAAAATTGAAAAACGTAAATTTATTGAGCAAGTATTTAACTTGCAAATATTCTCTCAAATGTTAACAAAACTAAGAGAAGAATATAATGATGTTAAACGTAATTATGATATTGAAATGGTGAAATATAATGAAATTAATAACACTATTTTTACTCATGAGAAACAAAAAGAAATTAGAGTAAAGGAAAGAGAGCTTAAGATCAACCATTTTAATGATAAAATTAAAGCTAACGATAATGAAATTAGTAAAGTTAATATCGACATATCACATAGTGAAAAGATAGATTTAACTATTAAAACTAATGAATTAATAACTTTAAACAAAGGGTATGATGCTGTTGATGAAAAGATTAAGAAGTTAATTGGCGAGAATGCTGAATTAAATGGTCAAATAAAGCATAAACAATTACAATTAAATAATATAGGAACGTCTGCAGATGTATGCCCTACATGCTTAAGACCTATTGAGGAGTTAGATAGGTCTCATTTTGAATCAGCTAAAAATAACTTACGAATAGATATTGATGAAAGTATTAATACATCAGTTAATTACAAAAATGAAATTGAATCGTTTAAAAATAAAAACTTTAAAATTAAAAGTCATATAACTAAAATAAACGATGAGTTAAATCGATTAAAAATAAAAATTGAAAATGTTAAGAGTATGGTAAAAAGAGTTCAAGATTTACAAGAACTAAATAAACAAATTAATGATAATATTTTACATTTAAATGAACATAGTGATTCATTTAATAGTGTTTTAAATGAATCCAAGAGTAGATTAGAAGATGTAAAAGCGGAAATAGAAGTTGTTAAAAAGACAATTAACTTGTTGGATGTTGTTAAATTTGTAGTTAGCGAAGAAGGAGTAAAAAGTTTTATTGTTAAAAAGATTTTACATAACTTTAACAGCAAATTAGCATACTATCTTAAGAAATTAGATAGTAATAGTATATGCGTTTTTAATGAATATTTTGAAGAAGAAATTGTAAATGAAAAGGGAAAGGTTTGTTCCTATAATAATTTTTCAGGAGCTGAACGAAAAGCTATAGACTTAGCTTGTTTGTTCTCATTTATGGATATGAGAAAATCTCAAGGAGATGTTCATTATAATATCAGTATATACGATGAATTATTTGATAGTAGTTTGGATGAAAAAGGGGTGGAAATAGTTTTGGATATACTAAAGGAACGTAGTGAAAAATTTAATGAAGGAATATTTATTATAAGCCATAGAAAGGAAAGCACTAAATTAGCAACTGGAAATATTATATTTTTAGAAAAACATAACGGGATAACCCGTCGTATAAACTTTGTTGATTAATCTGAAATATAATATAAATTCATATATGTTTGCAAATAACACACCGTTCGGCCCTAATAATAATATACCCTTTCAAGTTAAGGCTTTAACTCAACCTTTTACACCGAAAACAGCTCAAACGACTGCCACGCCATCAACACGTGAAGCAGAAAGACCTAAAGAGTTAGACTTGCCTAGGTTTTTAAGTTATTATGCAGATTATAGTGGCTGTGGACACTGGAGAATGATATGGCCGGAACAAGTAATGAACGCCCATATGAAAGCAGTCTGCCATGGCACGACTGTTATGAATTTAGACCCTAGATATTATGTTATGGCAAAAGGGGTTAGAGTGCAAAGACAAGCAACAAAACAGCAGCTTGAGTTTGTTAAGCTTTTAACAGAAGTTAAAAAGCAAAACGGCATGAAAATAATGTATGAAATTGACGATATCTGCTTTAAGGAAGATATCCCAGAGTATAATAAGTACAAACCTGCATTTGAAAACCCTGAAATAAGAGAATCAGCTCAAGCTATCATGTCTTTATGTGATGAAATTACAGTTACGTGTGACTTCATGAAGGATTACTATATGGATAAGACAGGTAATAAAAATATTACAGTTATTCCTAATTTTATGCCTAAGTTTTGGTTAGGTAACCATTATGATCTGACTAAGAACATGAATAATTTAGACAAGTATAAGAAAAAGCCCCGTATTTTATACGCAGGGTCGGGTGCGCACTTCGATGTTGATAATAGAGTTAATCACAATGATGATTTCCAGCATGTCAATAATATTATCCGGGCTACGGTAGATAAGTTCCAGTGGGTGTTCCTTGGCGCTTTTCCATTACCTCTTATGGATTTAGTTAAATCTGGAAAAATTGAATTTCATCAATGGAAAAGGTTGTTTGAGTATGGTGAATGTATATCTGGTCTTAATATTAATATGATGGTAGCACCTTTACAAAATAATAATTTCAATAAAGCTAAGAGTGATTTAAAATATATCGAGTCAAGCGCGTTTGGCTTACCAATTGCATGCCAAGACCTATGCACTTACGCAAATGCGCCTATTAAATTTAACACTGGCAGTGAAATGGTTGATCAAATAGTAGCTACATTAAAAGATAGCGATAAATATAAGAGTATTTGCAAAAAAGCCAGACAATATGCTGATACTCGTTGGTTAGAAACAGATAGTAACATTGATTGTTATATGGAGTTATATACTACACCATTTGGCGACAAGTCTAGAAAGAATCTGTCAAGGTATAACAAATATTAAGTTATATTAATTTGATTACCCATATAGCCGTGTACTGAGCAAACATAATATAGAGTAGATGGTGCCCCCGCTGAAACACTAAATGTTAAAGTACCTACACCGTACCCATTACCTTCAACCCCTGTATAGTAAATATTACTTGCATTAAATAAACCTGCTGATGTTTGAATAAAGAATGGATGGCTGACAGCATTTATATTGAAAGTATAATGATTACCAGTTATTAAATTTAATACTGGATTATTTTGACCATTGACAATATAAATTCCACCAGATGGTGATGTAACATTAAATACTAAAGGGTTAATTGTTGTCGGTGTTGGTGTAGGAGTTAATGTACTGGTTGGTGTAGGAGTAGGAGTACTGCCTGATAAAGCTGTTGAAGTTGTTGGTGTAGGAGTTAATGAACTGCTAGGAGTAGGAGTAGGAGTACTTCCTGATGAAGTTGTTGGCGTAGGGGTTAATGTAAAAGTAGGTGTAGGTGTTAATGTAGGAGTCGGTGTAGGGGTAAGAGTGGGGGTTGAAGTTGGTATAACTGTACTAGTAGGCGTTACTGTTGAGGTAACTGTAATAGTAGGCGTCACTGAAGGTGTTATCGTATTTGTGGGGGTTACTGAAGGAGTTGTCGTATTTGTAGGCGTTACTGAAGGAGTTGTCGTATTTGTAGGCGTTGGATCTGGACCTGCTGGTGCACCACTATACCCGCCACCTTTTAACCTTACTACAGAACCTTTTCTGTTAGTTTCTCTTAACATATCAAAAATTGATTTAGGGCCGGCCATTGTTTTTTCATTAATATTTATTATAATGGAACATATTTACAATATTAATGTATGAGCTATCGTAATATATATTATGACGGGAGAGAAAGGTGTGTTAACCTTTTTACATGGGATAAAGACGGTAAACGCATTAAAGTTCAATCGTCATATGACCCATACATGTATATTGAAAGTACCCATGGAGATGCGCAGTCAATCTACGGTACTAAGTTAAGTAAAAAGACGTTTAGATCGCAATACGAACGGTTCAAATACATAAAAGATACAAATATTAAGCGGGTATTTGAAAATTTGCCAGCTACTCAGCAATATCTGGTTGATATGTTTTGGAAGCAAAACGAAACTCCAGAATTCAGTCAACATCCTATTAAGGTTATGTTTGTAGACATCGAGGTATATGCACCTGATGAATTTCCTCATGCTAATGAAGCTAAAGCACCGGTAAACGTAATAACTATACATGATTCGTTAACCAATAACTTTATAACGTGGGGTATTAACCCGTATACATCAACAAGTAAAGACGTTACATATGTTCAATGCGTTGACGAGAAAGATATTTTTATTAAATTTATAGAGTACTTTGAAAGTGATTATCCTGACATATTATCTGGGTGGAATAGCGAGTTTTTCGATATTCCTTATATTATTAATAGATGTACTAAGATATTAGGCGAGGAATATACATTTAGATTATCTCCCGCAGGTAGAGTATATAGCAGATCAATTAAAGGTAAGTTTGGTCAAGAACAAACTAGATGGTATGTTGAAGGCATATCTTTAATTGATTATCTGGACGTTTATAAACGTTTTTGTATTGGTTTGCGTGAAAGTTATAAATTAGCTTTGATTGCAGAAGCTGAACTAGGAGAAGGTAAAGTAGATTTTGGATCTATTAATCTTGCAACATTAGCTGATACTGATTGGAAGACATTTATTGATTATAATATTCAAGACGTTAGGTTGTTAGTTAAGCTTGAAGAAAAATTAAAATATAGCGAATTAATTCGAATGTTAGCTTACGTAGGATTGACTACGTTTGAAGCAGCTATGGGATCGCTTTCAGTTATTAATGGTGCGACTGCTATTAGAGCAAGATACCATAATCAAAAGATGCCTTCGTTTATAAGAGGCGAAGATGATGGTAGTAAAAACCCCGGAGCTTACGTAGGTGAACCATTAAGCGGATTTCAACAAAAAGTTATATCATTCGACGCTAACTCTCTATACCCTAACGTGATGATTAGCTTGAATATGTCACCAGAGACAAAAATAGGGGTTATTGAGAACGAAATAGACGGGGTATTATCTATTAGACATACTAGTGGTAAAATATTTAAATTAACAAAAGAAAAGTTTGAGTTATTTAAAGAAAAGGAATCGATAGCTATTAGTAAAGCTAATGTTTTATTTTCGCAAAAAAAGAAAGGCATTATGCCTGAAATTCTAGATTATTATTACGATAAACGTCAAGTTATTAAAAAGTTATTAAAAAAACTTAAAAAAGAATATTCAGATTGTGATAAGAGTAGCAAAGAAGGTATTAGTATTAAGCTTGAAATAGACCAACTTGACGCAAAGCAACTATGTATTAAAGTTTTTATTAATTCAATTTACGGATATTTTGGTAATAAAAATGCACCTTTCGGGGATGATGATATTGCATCTTCTATTACATTATCTGGGCAAGCTGTTATCAAATATTCAAACGAATTACTTAAACAGTTTATAAAAAATAAAGTTAAGCATATTGATGAAGAAATTTTAAATAAATGTATCATTTATAATGATACGGATTCAAGTTATGTATCTATTGAGCCGTTATTTACAGACGGTAGTACTCGATTCAGCGTTAATAATAAAATTACAAAAGAAACTTTAGGTATAGTGCAAGAAATTGAAGACTTTTTAAATGTAGAGATTAAAAAATGGGGCGCTAAAGAATTTAATTCGAAAGATAGTAGGTTTATTTTTAAAAGAGAATCTATAGCAGATGTTGGCATCTTTTTGCAAAAGAAAAGATATGTTTTACATGTATTAGATGATGAAGGTATTGCTTGTAATAAATTTAAGTATACTGGCGTTGAAGTTGTTAGAAGTACAATGCCTGGAGCAATTAAACCATATGTTAAGAAAATTATTGAGACTATGATGCTAACTCAGAGTATTAATGATACCAATTTAGTATTAAATGAGACATATGAAATATTTAAAAAGTTACCACCGGAAGATATTACATTCGTTTCAGGTATTAAAGGGTATGAAAAATATGCAGGTCAATGTAACGGGTTTTCTCTAGCTAAAGGTATGCCTGCGCACGTAAAGGCAGCATATATACATAATTTATTAATTGATAGATTTAAATTAACTACCAAATATGAAAAAATAGGTTCAGGAGATAAGGTAAGATATTTTTATGTTAAGTCTAATAAATTTAACGTAGATGCAGTGGCTTACAAATACTATTACCCAGACGAATTTAAAAATATATTTGAACCTGATTATGATGCTATGTTTGAAAACCATATTTTTTCTGTAATTAATAGGTTTTATGAAAACGTTAAATGGTCATCGCAAAAGCCAGGTAACTTGGTACAAACAAATCTTTTTGATTTACTATCTTGATTAGTTACACGTGTAACTTAAAATAATGTATGGACAAAAAATACGTAACAATTATAGATACTACTGGCAGAAATATTCTCGGAGTTTTAAGCTCTGAAACTACCACAGAACTAACTATTGCAAACCCTGTAATGGTATTAGTTCAACCTCAAAACGGTCAATTTCAAGTTCAGCTTATACCTTTATTTTTAGCTGAATTCATTAAGAATGACCCAGATACAAATAGAAATTTCAACTTTACATTTAATAAAGCTAATATTGCAGTAGGAATAGGCTTCTCGGTTGATGATAAGATTACTATACAATATGATAAGATTATTGAAGCAACCAATACTACAGCTAAGCCGGCTGCAGTTGAGCCTGAAATAATTAAATTATTTGAAGATTAATCGATTATTTCATAAATAATTGTATGAGCTTTGTAATCCCATTAGAAACTAATAAAAATATTGTTGTTAGACCAGCAATTACGAGAGAGTTTAACGAACTTGTAGTTGAAAAAATTATTGATAGTCCAGAACATAAGACAGTTGAAGTTTTTATCAGTTCTATAGGATTAGTAAAGTTAAATGATTTAAGTGATGCTAACTACGATAACCCTCAATGGAATAACGAAAGTTTAACGAGAGCAGTTATAAGTTACGCAAACAGTGTATAATTTAAAAAGCCCGAAAGGGCTTTTTTTTTGGTTGATTATATAAAACTGTAAGATATATAAATTATATGACAACAGCAGAATTCCGTAAAGGTCAATTAGATGGCGTAACTGGCGTAAAATACGTTATTACCAAAGTTATTGATGGTACAGATCATGGTGAAGGTAGAGTAGCAGATAAAGAATTAGAAAAAATTCGCCGTGTTCTTTTAAGTTGGAGAGATTTCATGATTGAAAACATGGATAAGAATAATTATCTTTCAAAGAAAATTACCGACACTCTTGTCAATACAAAAAAATTAATGGATATTAAAGTTAGTAATTGATTTTTAGTTTTTATATTCTATACTAGTGTATGGATAAAGATATTTTCGATACACTAAGTGAAATAGATAAGTTAAACCCATATGCGTCTTTTTTAGATTCAAATGCGTTATCAACCGTGGATGGTTGGATTGATACCGGTTCGATGGTTTTAAACGGGTTAGTTAGCGGATCTTTACATGGTGGTATACCTCGTAATAGATTGACAATGTTAGCAGGCCCATCGATGACAGGTAAGTCATATATTGTGCAAAAGATTCTAGCAAGTGCTCAAAAAGAAGGATTAGTTCCTATTATTTTTGATAGTGAAAATGCAATTGATAAAGCCGGAGCTGAAGCTCTAGGCTTAGATACTAGTAAAGTAAAGTATGTGCCGACCTTTAGTATTGAAGAGTGTAGGAATTCAATATATAGCTTTTTAACAAAAGCTAAAGAGAAGGGTCAAATTGGTAAGTTTATTATTGCTATTGATTCGCTTGGTAACATGGAAAGCGAATTACAAATTAATAGAATGGAGAAGAGTAGCACAAGCGCAGATATGGGTAGTAGAGCAAAAGCAGTAAAGTCTTTATTAAGAACTTGCACACAATTAAGTGCAGTAACTAAGACGACAATAATTTGTACTAATCATATATTTGATGATCCTAGCGCGATGTTTCCTTCTTTAGTAAAGGATATGCCAGGTGGTAGAGCTGCAGTATTTTTACCATCCGTAACTATTCAATTAGCAAGAAAGCCTATGAAGGTAGACGACCATATTAATTCTAAATTAGCAGTTGGTCAAAAGAGCTATCCAGGAGTTATCTTACGAGCATTGACAGCTAAGAATAGATTCGTTAAACAGTACTTGGAAGGTGAAATGTATTTGAGTTTTGAAAGTGGATTAGCTAAATATTATGGTCTTTTGGATTTAGCTGTAGGATTTGGCGTTTTGGTTCAATCTGGAAGTACATATACTAAAGCAGACGGTGAAAAAATCGGCCAATATGGCCGGTGGAAAGATAATACCGAATTATGGGATAAGTATATCGTACCAGGTATCGAAGCTAAAATAAAGACTGAATGGGTATATGGCAATAATACTGGTAATGATGATGTGCCAGATGAAGTTGATGAGGCAAAAGTTTAATTAATATTTTATGGGCAAAACATTACAAAAAAACAAAACAAAAAATAAAGGTGTTGGTAAAGTCATGGGCCGTAGTAAAGGTCCATTAGTATACGTTGAAGCAATTGGGCGTAAAACTACTGTAAAAATGGTAAACGCAATTAAGACTAATAAGTTATAATAATATATGTTGTCAGAAAAAGTAGTACTTACATTATCTGGCGGTATGGATAGTTCTGTACTGCTTTTTATGGCAGCTAAAAAATTTAAAGAAATACATACTATCTCTTTCGATTACGGGCAAAGACATAAAAGAGAGTTAAATTGTATATCTTTACAAATTAACGATGTCATTGCAAAACATGGTGTAAAGGTTACAAATAAAATTATTGATGTGAAATATATAAAGGACATATCTCCTGTATCATCACTAACTAATAATAATATCGATAATCCTAATATTAAAGAAATGGCTGGTGATGCGCAACCAATATCGTATGTACCGTTCAGAAATAATATGTTCGTTTCTATAGCTGCATCGTATGCAGAATCATTAGGATGTAATGAAATATGGTATGGTTCTGCAGAAGCAGACTCTCTTGCAGGTTACTGGGATTCATCACCTGAATGGCTTGATTCGATGAATAATATATTAAGTCTTAATAGAAAGACTAAGATAAAGTTAGTTGCGCCGTTAATAAACAAAAGTAAAATGCAAATTATTAAAGATGGCGTTGAATTAAAAGTGAACTTTGCAAATACATGGACTTGTTACTCTGATAGAGCTGATGGGTTAGCTGATGCTAATACCCCATCTAGTAGTTTAAGACTACGCGGGTTTTTAGATGCTGGGTATATCGACCCTATCGAATACGTACAACAAGATAAAATTCTATTGTTATATAAAAAGTTTAATTGCTTTTCAATAACCTAAAGTATGGCGTCTTTCTGTCTCATGGTAATTACGCATACGTTTTTGATAATCTTCACGTAATTTACGATCAACTTGCGCGCGTGTTAAAGCAGCAACATGTTCAGGTGAAGGGTTACGTATAATTATCATTTCACAATCTTCATCCGGAACGGTATTACCATTCTGCATTGATGGTTTATTATTCATAGTGTTTTTATTAAGTTTAGCCGAAAGTGAATTTTCTTCACTTTCATCACCCTCGCCCGGGTCAGATTCTATTTCACCAAGTTCTGAGAATTCTCCTAAATCATCATCCCCTTCATCGTCTCCTTCCTCTTGTTCTTCTTTTTTACCATAAGCTGTATCTTCTGGGTCAGGTCCAGAGAAATCTCCCTCACCACCGCTTGGAAAATCGACAACTGCTTTTTCACCTTGTTTGTTAGCTGTGGTAGGCTCTGTAACTACAACACTCTTTATAATGTCGGGAGTTAATTGACCTAATTGAAATGGCTTACCATTAGATTGTTTTAAAGTAACTCTAAACTTTAACCCGTCTTTAACTGTAGTATATAAATCAAACCCCATAGGCGTTTCTTGATCAAACGTAAATTCTGTTTCAGGTGAAAGATTTAACTGTAGTGTTTCAAACCCGGTAGCGCCTTTCTTTAATCGTTTTTCTGCTGCTACACCACTTTGAACCGCTGCTTGTATAGTATCTACATCACCGTATTTTTGTTTCTTTTCGCCACCTATCTTTACACCTCTATATTCTCTTGAACCAGCTGTGGTGTTTAAAAACGCTGTAACACTATCAATTTCTTTATCACCAATTTTATGCTTTTCAGAAGAATAGTCATCAAATTCTTGAGTTAACTTATCGAAAAACCCTTTAGGAGTTTTTTCATCCATTATTAACTTACCCATCAAATCATTAATATCTTTACCTTGTGGCTTTGATCTTGAAAATTTATCTTTAAATTCACCAGGTATTACATTTTCATGCTTATCTTTCAAAAACTGGTAGAAATATAAACGTGCATCTCTATAAGGTATACCAACGTTAGCTGCTTTCATTTTCTTCATAACGCTTCCAAGTATAGTGGATATGCTTTCATTAACGAGATTTACCTTTTCTTGATAAGATTCATTAATTAAGTTAGTGTTTTGCACCCAGCTACAGCTATAAAGTTTGTTCATACAACAATATTTATTTGAATTATAGTTATTATACTGTATAATAGATATATTATGTGTGGAATCTACGGAAGTTATAATACCTCTAAGTTTGAAATACTAGATAGTGTTAATAGACAGAGAGGCAACTTTGCATCTGGCATATTTTATCATGATGGAGATAATTATGATTACCAGAAGACTGAAGGTGTGTTTAACTGGGATAATATTAAATTACCCGATGGGTTTTTATATTTAGGCCATAACCAAGCACCTACTTCTTCTGCAAGAGTATGGAGAGAACATCAATCGCATCCATTTGTTATTATGAATTGGGTAGTAGCTCATAATGGTGTATTAACTAATTTTAAAGAATTAAAAAATACATATATACCAACGCATGATAACTTAGTAGATAGTAGTATTATACCAGCATTGCTGAAATATTTTGAAGACAAGTATGGTAAAGCTAATACCCCAGAAAAAGAAGCTATAATAATAACAGAAACGTTAAAAATATTGCAAGGAACGTATGGTTTATGGATCGTTAATATTGATACGCTAAATACGTATATTGCTAGGCAAGGCAGTACTCTATTTTATGATAAAAATAGTTTCTCATCTATTAAAGGTGATAAACAAACAGATATTAAAGAAGGCCAATTATATAGATTCAATAGTAAAGGTATAAAATCAGTTAAAGAATTTAAATCTCAATCACCATTTTTAGAATTATGAGTATCCAACAACACATCCCGACATCTGTTAATGATAAACTAAAATTAATGCAGTTTGTATATGATAATACAGATTCATTTATACTTAATACCTTCGGATATGTATGGGAAAGTAGAAATTGGTGGGATAAATTTCCAATACATTTATATATGGTAGATGGTAATATAGCAGGTATGCATGCATTTACAGTTGATACTAAAGCTCCTGATACAATTAAAACATACTATATAATTACTGGAGTAAAATATAGAAATAAAGGCATTGCTAAAAAATTAACTATGGAAGTTCTAAATCAATTTAAAGATACAGATAAAAAGTTTTTTGTAAATTCAGAAGAAAAAAGTAGTGGTGTAAATTTTTATAAAAAGTTATTTAAAGATTCATTTACATTACATGGTAATGAATTTGGAACTATCGATTACTATTTCGAAGCATCAGTTAAATCTCTTACCAACTCAAATCATGAGTAATATTAGAATATTTACCGCAACTCAAAAAGATGATATTAAAGAAACTAATTTATACTCGAGTATATTAAACAAATATCATCATATTTTAAAGTGGAAGTGTTCGAACAAAACGTTTTTACCGAAATTATATAATGAACAGATAGATAAAGCCATAAAAGATTCTGTAGATTATCTTGTACTAGTACATGATGATGTGCATATTAATTGCAGTGATTTATTAGAACGGGTTTCTAAGTATGGTGAGCAATTTACTATATTTGGACTTGCAGGCACTAAAGCAATAACAGTTAAAGAACCGGTATTATGGCATTTAATGTCAGATAGGAGTAATTTACGAGGATGTGTTGCGCATGGCACTAAAACAGCATATGCTTATACATCGTTTGGACCTCTTCCAAGTAAAGTCGTAATGATAGATGGTGTATTTATATGTATTAATATTAAGAAATTACCAGACAATATAAAGTTTGATGAAAATTGCCCATCTGGTTTCCATTTTTATGATTTAATATTTTCTCTCGACTGTTCTATTAAAAAAATAGATGTTGGAGTTGGAGATGTTCCTATTATTCATGAATCGCCAGGTTTAAAAGAAATGACTGATGATTGGAAGCAAGGACAAAAATATTTTTTAAATAAATACAATCTTTTTTTAAATAAAACATTGACAGTTTAATGGAAATAAACTATAATACGTAGATAAATGGAAAAATCAGAGCTAAAACTCAATTTAGATGAGTATGAGAACATCATCGTATATAAATCCTTAACAGATGAAAAATACTTATCAAATATTATTGAACATATTAATGGTAATTTCTTTAAAGATAAAAATATTAAGAAGATATTTGAGATTATAAAGGCTTTTTATACTAAAAACAGTACAGTACCTACTATCACAGAGTTAAAAACATATATTAACTCAGACGAAACGAGAGATGCATTTAAAAATGTTGTAAGAGGTTTCTCTAATATAGATAAAAACTTAAATGAAGACGAATTACTTCACAGCACAGAAAGATATATAAAAGAAAGGGCGATATACAATACGATGTTAGACGTTGCTGAAGATATCAGTTCTGGTAAGATTGATACAGGGTTTATTTTAGATAAATTTGAAAAAAGTTGCAATATTGATTTAAAAAGAGATATAGGGTTAGACTTGTTTATGAACTTCGATGCAGTCGTTGATGATTTAAACACAGAACATCCGGTAATATCTTCAAGATGGAAATGGTTAGATGATAAACTTGATGGTGGGTTTCTACAAAATGGTAGAGCATTATATGTGTTTGCAGGTGAGACTAATGTAGGCAAAAGCATTTTCTTAGGTAATATTGCTTCGAATATTGCTAGCCAAGGTAAAACAGTATTAGTTATATCATTAGAGATGAGCGAAATGATATATGCTAAGAGATTATCATCCAACATTACAAAAATACCTCTAAAATCTTTAAAATCAGAAGTACTAACCCTTAAACAACAAATTGATGAGATTAGTAAATCAAATCCAGAATGCAAAATAATTATTAAGGAATTCCCGCCTAGTACGGTAACATCTCATCAAATACAAGGGTTTATTAAAACTATTACGAGTAAAGGTATTAAGATAGATGCTATAATTTTAGATTATATTAATTTGTTAAAGAGTCCTATAGGTATTAATAGTTACGAGCGTGTAAAATACGCTACTGAACAAATAAGAGCATTAACGTACATTTTTAATTGCCCTATTATAACTGCAACTCAATTGAATCGTCAAGGGTATGATGTTAAAAATCCTGGCATCGAAACAATCGGTGAAAGTATTGGATTGGCTGCTACAGCAGATGTAATTATAAGCATATTTCAGGACGAAGAAGATAAAGAACTAGGATGTGTTAAGTTAGGCATGATGAAAAACCGGTTTGGACCTAACCATGGCACAACTATAATGAAATTAGACTATTCAACGTTAACCGTTACTGAGGATGAATCATTAATGAACCAGGGTGATCAAGGTAATATAACTAAATCTCTTAACATGTTCAGCAATAGTTGATAATTCAAATAGCTAATTAAATATTCTTAATTAGCATATGATTAGCGAACCAAGCATAATAAAATCACCTCATGTATGCATCGAAGATGAAGAATTAGCTCATTCGTTTTATAGCTTTTGCACCTTTTGCTTTTTATATTATGGTAAAAAAATTAATTTTGCAACTATTTTTACCAAACTATTACAAGAAGAAAAATTAAGAACTTTATATAAGATAAGCATATCGGAAAGTAGCGATTTTGAAGCGCTTCGCAAGTTTATTATTTTCGAACCAACTATAACGAAAAGCAAATACATTACCAAAATTATTAATAAGAATAACGGTAAGATTTTTTAGGAACTAACATATAATTTAAGTGTGACAGAAAAAGAAAAATACATATATAATTGTTATATAGAAACTACTCGGAAATTAAATAGTAAGCCGTTTAAATATAGAAAAGATTTTGAAGATTTTGAAGAAAGAGAAGAGTATCCATTTTTAGTTAAGTTAGAATCTTTTTTTAATAAATTTCCTAATATTAATATAAAAGACTTTTTTGAAGCACCTTTTTTTGTATACGAGGACAAATATGTTGAGTTAAAATTTTATACTACTCAAAAAGCTATTAAGGCCTATACAATATACCAAAACAATTTTTTACCAGATAATCCTGACCATAATCAATCTTTACTTAAAATTAAAGATAGCTATATTTTTATAAAAAACTTTTGTATTAAAAATAATATCAACATAAAAGATTATATTACTAGTATTCAATTAAACAGCCCGTGGCATGATTTTTTAATGCATTTAAAAGATAGGAATATAAACATTTATTGCTTATTTACATTGCCAGGATTTGATAAAACTTTACAATTATATGATAAACAAATTAAGAGCTACGTATTTGGCAATACTTTTGATAATCTCAATTTTTATCGCACGAAGTATTACAGTAGCACGAAAGCTAAAAAATTATGCATTTTAATGTATAATAAGTTGACATTATTAACCCCCACACTATAATATAAAATAATTTATGACCAATACGATTAACAACTCAATATTCCAGAGCATTAAAAGTGCTTTAGCGCAGACAGGTGGTAACACCGGTGCAGGTAACATTCTTAAAACGGAGGTAGGGAATACTTATACAGTAAGACTGCTACCATTTTCGAAAGACCCGAAAAAGACGTTCTTCCACTTTTTTACTCATGGTTGGGTTAGTTTTGCTACCGGCCAGTATGTTGCTGCTCTTAGTCCTCAAACTTTTGGTGAGCGTGATCCTATTTCTGAAGAACGTTTTCGAATTCTTCGTTCGGGTACTGAGACTGAAAAAGAAAAAGTTAAGTCAATCGGACGTAGTGAAAAGTGGCTCGTAAATGTTTTAGTAATTAATGACCCAGTCAATCCAGATAATAATGGTCAAGTAAAGCTTCTTCGTTATGGTAAGCAATTGCAAAAGATTATTCTCGATGCTATCGAGGGTGATGATGCAGAAGATCTCGGTGCACGTATTTTTGATCTCAGTCCTAATGGTGTTAATTTGAGAATTAAAGTTGAAAAGCAAGGTGATTTTCCTAGCTATGTTTCATCTAAGTTTTCTATGCCTACAGCTATTGTTGATATGGATGATAATAAAGTTAAGAAAATATACGACAGTGCATATGAACTTGATAAAGTCTTTACTCTTAAATCGTATGATGAGCTCAAGACTATGCTTAATGAGCATTTTTATTGTTCAGTAGTTAAGGATGAAGTTGTAGAGCCAGAAGCAACGCCAGTAGTTTACGCTAAGTCAACTACCTCGGCTAAGCAAACAGCATCTACAGAATCGAGCGACGTAGAGCTTAATGATTTGCTTAAAGAGCTTGAACTCGATAAATAATGGAACCGGGTCATAAAGAATTGTTGATAGGGTTGTTAGGTAGTACCTACGGCGAATTAAAGCAACTGGATGCATCCATTACTGGATCATCCAGCACTTTAAATCGTAGAAGTGAAACTATTAAAGATGAGTTAACGAAAATTATGAATACGTCTGAAGCAGTATTCAATAATGGTATTCCGCAACCGCCTGCGCCGGCTCCAGCACCTGCGCCGGTACAAATAGTTGCACCTAAACCCCCGGAAGGAGCTGTAAATTTACCGTATATTACGCAAGTACCAGTACAAGCACCAATTGTTGATAACAGTCAACTAGAATTCGACCTTAATAAAACAACGAGATATGAAGACATCGTCGAGTCTTTAGATAGAATTGTTCGCAGAATTGATAATCTTGAAATAATGATATCTAATATCAATGAGAAATTAGACAATTTAACTAAAAATGGGTCGACCTTACTAAAGAATAAAAAAAAAATTCCTGGTATAGTAGAATCTTCAGATTATAATCAGTAATGAAGTTAAAAATCTCAAATAGAAAGGACTTTATCAGTAATGTCCTTAGTCCTATTTCGAATCTTAATGATTCAGCTATTATTAAGGTTGAAAAAAACGTTATAAGTAATATTACCGCATCGCAAGATGCGACTTTAATTTTATATACAGAGTCTATTTGTGAATGCAATGATAGTCGCAATCTAAACATACCAGATGTAAAGAAGTTTATTAGAGTTTTAGAGTGCGTTGAAAGCGATGACGTGGAATTTGAGATATTATCGAATAATATTCAACATAATAGCTCATCTTTTAAGTTTAAGTATCATTTACTCGAAGAAGGTATCGTAAAGCTCCCTTCTATTAATATAAAAAAGATTAATGACTTAAAGTTTGATACTGTATTTGATGTTGCAGAAAATAAATTAAACACTTTGTTTAAAGGAGCCTCATTTACAACCGAATCAAATAAATTATACATTTATTTAGAAAATAATACAGTATTTGGCGAATTAGGTGATAGAAATAGACATAATTCAGATAACTTTCAAACGATATTATCAACAACGTATGAAGGAACTGCATTGCCTAAAACAATACCTATTAACTTTGAAACGTTCCGTCTAATTAACTTTAATAAATGCAGTGATATTAAGTTTTCCATAAACATTCAATTTGGAGTAGTAAAGATTTCGTTATCAAAAGGAAATACTAATTTGATTTATATAGTTTCAGCGTTAATTAATTAATATGGATACAGAATTTTACGGCAAACGAGATAAAAAAATATCTAATAAGATTAAAACTGCTGGGTATTTTATAAAAAGGTTAAAAGATTGCGGGTTTGTAGTCTTTAAAATGTTCAATGCATATAACAATGCAGATCCTAGACGTTGGACCGTGCTAGTCGATCCAGGTGTTACGTCAGTTTACATAACATGCTACAGTAACAAAGATAATTATAATGAAGTATTGTTTGAGTTTGATGATGGTGGCTGCAAGTTTCAGAAAAATTCATTTTTTAAGACTGAAAGTATTGAAACCCTCGTTACTGAGTTAATTAAAAAAGGAATTAACAACGATGCTACAAAAAATCCATTTGGTAAAATTAAATAACTTCATGGATGATACCCAGTCGAATCAAACACCAAGCGAAGCTAATCCTATAAAAAAGAAAGTTAAAGGTACTAGAAAAAATTTAAAAAAAACTGTTACCCCTACACCAGTAATACCAGTTACTGCGTCTAATATACCGGATATATTAGCTATCTTAAAAGATGCTGTAAAGATACAATCAATTACTAAAAAAAGTAGAAAAAATGTTGATGAACTTGAAGCTATGGTTGCAACTTGTGAAGAGTTTATGGGTAGTTTTGTAATTCTTGGATATAGCCTTGAAGGTGAGCAAATACCACCTATAGTACACTGCCATAACCAGCAAGAAGCTGATGCTATTGGTAATTATTTGCAAAAATTTATACATTACAATATCCGCAGTAATGATAATATGGATTGATTTATAGGTATTATATATTACTATTAGAATCGTCAGATATATAATTTCTCTTATGAATCAAAAGGTAAAAACGTTAATGACATCTAAGTTTGAGATGTTTAAAAACCTATTAAAAAGTAATGGTAAACATAAAATGTCACCTGGCCAGGTTTATGCTGTAGGCACTGGTATATTTGTTGGTGAAATGTTTGTATATGTTAAAAAAGATAACGAAAGTTACCATTTTTTAAGTGTGCCAAAGAATATCAATAGATCTGTACCTATTGACAAGTTCGAATGGGCTATAACCCATAAAATAATGGAATACGTCAACAGATTACCAAGCGACGTGTATAAGATATGTATAGCCCAGTATAAATACAACGTCCAAAACGGTGGAACAGCAAAATTAAACACTAAATAGATATATGTTCATTACTCCTACAAAGATTATATCGCCTTTTTCAGGCCAAGCATGTTTTCCTACAATTAACACATTTACACGAGACGGCAAAACATATGAACAAGCAGTTTATAACGACCCAATAACTGGTTCTTTTATAAAACGCGGAATGGTTAGCGTGAAAGATGCAGAAACAGGTAAACTTTTACAAGATATTCAAAATAACCAATTAAATTCCTTGAATAATAAGTCATACAGATCATAATATCTGGGTGATATCAGTACCTGAACGATATGTAGTTCAAAAATTTTATGAATGCATAAGCCATGCTTCATATAATAAGTTTAATAAGACTTATAACGGTAGTTGCCCATTTTGTAAAGAAGGTAGTTCATTCGGAACTAAGACCCGCTTCTTTTATATACCTGATAAAGAACTCACATACTGTCATAATTGCGGATACAGTAAGAAAGTATTCAACTTTATAATAGATGTAACAGGTAAACCATTTATTGAAATTATAAATGAAATTAAGAAGGGAGAATTTGAAGTAGTTCCGGATAAATTAAAAATACCTGAAGTCGTTCCAGTAACAAAATCGTTACCAGAAGATTGCATTAATTTAACTGATGCAAACCAGTTAAAGTTTTATGAAGACAACACGGTTGTCAATATATGTTTAGAGGTTTTAAAAAATAGACGATTATTATATGCTATTAATAAACCAAAAACGTTTTATCTGTCGTTAACAGATAAAGTTCATAAAAATAGACTAGTATTACCCTTTTATGACAGTAATGGTGATATAATATTTTACCAAACCAGGACATTATTGCAAGCAGATCAGCGGAACAGACCAAAATATCTTAGTAAAGTAGGCAGTCCACGGAGTTTATATGGGGTACATAATATTGATCCTTTATTAGAACATGTTTTTATATTCGAAGGTCCTATAGATTCATATTTTGTAAAGAATGGGTTAGCCGTTTGTGGTATTACTGAAGATAGTAATAGAGAATTTAATGACCTACAACGTCAACAAATATCATCTCTATCCACATTCAATAAAATTTGGTGTTTAGACAACCAATGGATTGATAATGCATCTTTAAAGAAGAGTACATCTTTAGTAAACAACGATGAAAGTGTTTTTATATGGCCAGAAGAGCTAAAGAATGTAAAAGATATTAATGAATATTGTATTCTTAATAACTTAAATCAAATTGACCCGCAATTTATTATACAAAACACTTTTAATAAATTAAAAGCTAAGATTATACTAACTAATATAAAGAATAAACGAAACTAACTAAAATTAGTTATATCTGTACTTAGGATCATTTGCAGTAGCTACATAACCCTTCAACATCTCATTCAGAGAAGTTACTTCAACAGCAACTCTTGCAATCTTCTTTGTTTCTGCTGTACTAATTTTAGCAAATAAAGTTTCTGGTTCAGCTGAATTTAAACGACTCTGCACACTCTCTTGGCCGGTACCGTTTAAAAATTCTTTAAATTCATCAAGTCTAAGAATCCATGTATTTAACTCATCATACATTACTTTTTGTATGGCGCTCATAGTTGGCTGAGCTTGCGCACCCGCTTCCGGGGCTTGCACATCAAAATCTGACACTTCCGTGCCTTTATCTAATGTCTGAGCCATAGCTGTTTGATCATCTGACATTTCTTCATCTTTTTCAATCAAAAGCTTTTTAAATCTATTTTCATACACGCTCATATAGTATTATTTATGGGTTTAACTTAAATATTTAAATGAAAAAGCGGATTTTTGAAGATTCTTCCATTCCTAACATTAATAGACAACAACGTGGAATGACTGTTGGTAAAAATAATAGCGGTGACGCTAACGTTCAACCTAATCAAGTTAGGAATTTCTTAAACGCTAACAATAAAGATGGTAATTATGAAGCCCCGTCTTTGAAAATTAACCCCATAGGTAAGTGTGATGAAATACTTGCAGATATGTATTTACATACTACTAATTTAAGGAACCTTTTATTTCAAGCTAGAGATAATGCAGCAAGTAACCCTAAACAAAAACAAATAATAGATAGTATTATAGAAGTGCAGCTTAAAAAAATAGGGGTAACTCTAGTTGATATTAGTAAAAGTTTAGATAATATTAGTAATGATTAAAAAAATATTAGTATCGCTATCGATAACCGTAGCTGTCAGTTTATTATTTGCAATCATATTTA